TGGATCTAAAGATTGCCAAAGTGTCAGCCTACCACTAGACCCTGCAACACGCCTGGGCACTTCGTAGGTTGACACCGAGGCTTTTTGGCAGTATAATACTAACTTAAACAACAGATAGGAGCGATAGATGGCAAAGGTAATGACGCTAGCAACATTGGCTAAAGAGAAAGCCGAAACCAAAACCCTGGCACAAGAACCAGTAAAGAAGATCCTCACAGAGACTGATGACGAGATCATGGCTCGTTTGGCCATGCGCTTTGACATCCTCGAGGACATGACCCGTGCTGTTAAGAAGGGCGATGTTCGCTCAATGATCGTCACAGGTCCCCCAGGAGTGGGCAAGAGCTTTGGTGTAGAGAAAGTACTCAGCAAGCATGATGTGTTCGCTGATGTGGCCAATGACTCTAAGCTGAAGAAGTATGAAGTGGTCAAAGGCGCAATGAGTGCCATTGGCTTGTACAAGAAGCTGTATGAGTACAGTGATAAGAAGTCTATACTGGTGTTCGATGACTGTGACTCTGTGCTGTTAGATGACTTGAGCTTGAACATTCTAAAGGCAGCACTGGACTCAGGTAAGAAGCGTATGATCCATTGGAACACTGACAGCCGCTTGCTTAGACAAGAAGGTGTGCCCAACTCATTCGAGTTCAAAGGTGGCGCTATCTTTATTACCAACATCAAGTTCGATCACGTGCGCTCAAAGAAGTTGCGCGATCACTTGGAAGCATTAGAGTCACGCTGTCACTACTTGGACTTGACAATTGATACAGAGCGTGAGAAGCTCCTACGGATCAAGCAGGTGATCCGTGATGCAGGCATGCTGGATGCATATGAGTTAGAGGACGCAGCCAAGAAGGAAGTAGTAGAGTTCATCAATGCTAACGCGGCACGTATGCGTGAGCTGAGCTTGCGTATGGTACTCAAGGTAGCAGACATTAGAGTTAGCATGCCGGAACGCTGGCAAGCTGTAGTAGAAGTAACATGTATGCGCAACACCTAATCTAGAGGCTAGCGTGTACAGTACAGCAAGCAGCCACTAAGAGCTGTAGGCTGTGCAGTGATCAAGCCAACGATTCGCTCCCGGTAACTTGATCCCTAGGATGAGAGGCGCTCATCCACCTTGCCCTTACCGTAAATCCGATTCGCTCCCGGTGGTAGGGGCATTCTTTTGACCAAAATCTTTTCTTGAGGCGGCCGGGGCATGCCAGGGGTGGTCGGCTATACAATTATTATTCTTATAACGATTTACAACAACGCATGCCTTTTTCATGGCCTATAGACGCCAAATCACCAGGGTGAATCTGTAAGTACTTGTCTATATTTTTTTACGCGGTTCCTTGCAAAGGTACGCAGGACCCAATCGAGCGTAGCGGTTTGGTCCTTGAATTATACGGGTGTGCCCCAACGGCTACTTGAATTATCTCCCACGCTTATCACGCAGGCTGTTACACTAGTATATTCAATTAATGTCCATGCACCAGTTTTGGCATTAACTGTCAGCACCGTACTAGTACCTTGTTCTGGACTTGATCCACGCCATTGCGGTGTTTCTTCAAAGTCCTCTACTATAGTTTTAAATACTCGTTCGGTTGCGTCACATACAACTGGTTTGTTCAAGGTTCTTGTTTGGGCAATAGATGCTGTTGCTACCAGTGAGATTAGAGCAGTTAAAAAGATCCTCATATGGTATTTAAGTACTTCCCCAAATTTTTTTGCGCTAGGTTTTTTCTATAGTGCAGGACCCATTCGGCTACTGTGGCTACATACTATACAATCGGGTTAGGCCATATGAAACAATACTGTGTTTACTCTAGCAACGCAAACTTTAGGGATGTAATGCTATGGGTTCAGGAGCGTGGACTCAAATACGAAGTACACTTAAATCGAACACGCTTCTGGGTACCTAAGGGGCCTATAGCTACAGAGTTCTTCTTACGCTGGTATCACTGTTCTAGTGAGGTTGTAGACGGCTAGCTGGAACAGTACGTTTTTCCGCTACCGCTTCGCGGCTATTGGCAATTTGTGCGCCGGCGCTTCGCGCTTGTTAGACTCTAGCTCGCTCCGCTATAAATACACTATGACGTATAATTTCATCAACTGGGCTCGTAATCCTGATATCCAACTTAATGAGGGTGTTAAGGGTTCATTGGTTCTAAATCCCTTGCCCTATGCCCGTAGTGATCTTGCTCCCGCTGTAAGTGAAGCTACTGTTAACTATCACTGGAACAAGCTGGCTCGTACCTATGTTGATCGTTTCAATGCCGGGGAAGGTGATAGCGAGTTCAATACTGCGGGTGCGTTTTTACACAATATTCTGTTTGCACAGTATCAAGCACACACTACCAGCAATCGACCCACTGGTACTATACTGGCCTTCATCACAGAAAACTTTGGGGGCTTTGAAGCGTTTAAAGCTGAGTTCTTGAAAACTGCTATGAGTATACAGGGATCGGGTTGGGTCTATCTAGCCAGTAACGGTACTATCAAAACCATTGCCAATCATGCAGTACGCAAGGACATTGTCATACTGGTAGACTGGTGGGAACATGCTTGGGCGTTGGACTATCAACAGGACAAGAAGAAGTATCTAGCCAATCAGTGGTCAATAATTGACTGGCGCATAGTCACTGCTAGGTTATAAATATACTAATGCGAGCACAAGAATTTATTACAGAAGCTGTTAAGCCGGTAGAAGCCGCTATCATCACTCATGCCTTGGCTGCTAACATGAGTAAGATTCTAAAAAATGCGGCTTTAAAGTCAATTCCCTATGCAGGGCCTTTAATGGGATTTTACTTTGCCGCGGAACGCTACAGGGATCGCCCGGACGACTATGTGGGCATGGCTCTTGAAGTTGCCACGGGCTTTACTGGATCGCTAGGTGGTGCGCTAGCTAGTATTTCCTATATTATTGCTCGTGACTGCTACCATTCAGTGGTACAGGAAACAAAAAAACAAACCCTAGTTGAACCTGAGTATCTTCAACTAAGCGGAAACTTTGAACAGGATCTTGCCAAGTATCCGTTAGTGGTCAATCAGCTACGCAAACAAATTGCCGATAACATTCAACAAGAAATGGAAAAGACTCGTGCCAAAGCCAATGCTGTTGCTGAGCAATCAAAGATAGATCGCAATCTAGCGCCTGCTACATATGATTCGGGCCCGTTAGCAGGCTGGTCACATCCCCAGACAATCAAAGCGTTTAATCAACGTTCGGCGACCGGTCGCGAATACAAATAATCAACTATAGATGTAATTGACAGTGTCTGCATTTTCTTGCAGTACGCCCGCACCATTTTTTAAATGAAACTTACGAGCCATTTCTGTCTTGGGACTTAGGGTAACATAGGTAGTTACATAAGGTTCATGCTCACGCAAGTGTGCCTGTGTAGCCTGTATCAACTTACGGCCGGCACCTGCTTGATAACTCCAAATAGTATAAAATACTGCTGTAGTAGGAGTGTTAGTAGTGGCCCAAAGTTCTTCTACACTTTGCGGAATAAGATTCATAAAACGCACACATGTCACAGCACAAGGAACATCATGTTCATCTAACAATACAAAAATCTTACTAGATTCGTTTACCCTATTGTCTGCAGGTATCTCTGGACGTACAGGATCGTCCTTGAGTAGGCTAAGAAATTTATCTGTTAAGTCTGTGATGATGTGTAGCATGATTATCCGTGTGGTGTTTATATACGTACTTATCTCAACCTAGTGAAAAACCTATAAATACATGATGCTAGTGGTTGAGATAAATCCTACCATCAATGATCGTTATAAGCCTTTGGGCTACAGCGTGGGGTCATTGACACGAGAGCTATGGCTATGTGATCTAACCTGTGCAGGCATTGCCTGGTCCAGAGTTAGTGATACTGAAATTTCAGTAAGTGAGCGTGACTACACTATTATCAGTTTGTTCTATCTAAATCCAGATCTAGATCTCGTCAGTTCCAATATTATTCAATAGTTGTCTAAGTTTACTGCTTTGAACATCTGCACTAATCTTAGGCTTGCTTAGATCAAATCCTTCTTTGGGACTAGCACGTTCCCATCCACTGGTTGCGTTACTATCTTGATTTTGAACCAGTGTACGTTGTTTAATACTGTCTATCAGTGCATTACTACTGCTCTTAGCACTACCATATTGATCCACATCACTGTCCTCACAGTCGCTGATACGCAAACTGTCAATGTTAAACTCTAAGTCAATCTTCATGCCTACACCTGAACTTGAGCGTGTCTTCATCAGTTGTATTTGATAGCGGCCACGCTCACGCATTTGTCTACTAGTAAAGATACCAAACACATTATCCGCAGTTTGAATCTTGCTCAATCCGCCTGAAATATGACTATGGTCAAACTCAACTTCTTCTACAGCACCACGATTCAACTGTGCCGCAGTAACAAACACACAGTTCTTTTCCATGGCCAAGTTACGCAATTCTTCACTCACATACTTGTCCTTAACAAACAAGTTTTCTGCTGAAATCTTCTTGCCCATTGGCATCAATAAGTCTAAGTAGTCTACTAGTAATACATCTACTTTGCGTCCTAGTTTGATTTCATATTCTTTTAAGTAGCTACGAACATCATTGGCTGTCTTACCCGACGGCATATATTTGACTTGATATGTGCCTGATTTCTTTCCAATAATCTTAACTCGAATTTCAACTTCGTCAATCTGTTTAAAAACATCTCTTACAGGAATCTCAGTGATCATTGAATCCACACGCATAGACACAAGTTCTTCACTGAGTTCAAGTGTTAGGTATACTACATTATAGCCTTGTAGT